GTGGATATCGTCAAGGCGGCAGGCGGGAAACAAACCAACCTCGCCGCGATCTTCGACGCCGAGGCACTGCGCGCTTTCAACACCGCCGCCGCCGAATACCAGCGCACCGGCGCCGTGGAATCGCTGCAGAAATTCATGCAGGTGAACGGCGACGGCACCACCACCATGAACGACGCCACCCGGGCGGCGCGTGAGTTCAATGCGTCGATGACGTACCTCAAAACCAGTGCGGACGAATTCGCCAATGACAATCTCACCGAGCCGGTGAGGGATCTGGCGGACCTGCTCAACTCGGCAGACAAGGAGACCGTGCAGCTTGCGCTCAATACCGCCAAATGGAGCGTCGGCATCATGGGCGCGCTCATCGCGGGGCGCAAGGTGTATGGGCTGTTCCAGGGCATCTCCGGCCTGGTGGGGCGTGGCGCCAAGGGCGGCGCTGCCGGCGCGCTCGGCTCTGCCCTCGGCAGCATGAAGCCGATCCCTGTGTTCGTGGTAAACGGCGGCGGACTCCCCGGCATGGGTATTCCTGGCGCAAAGGTTCCAAAGACATTCGGCAGGCTCAAAACCACCGCCGGCCTGCTTGGCAGCTCCAACATGAAAACCCTCGGCGCGATGGGCGCAGGCGCCATGGGCACCGCCGGCCTGGCCGTGGGCGCCGCCGGCGCAGCGGGCTACGGCATCGGCACGTTGATTAATGATCACCTGATTAGCGGAACCGAGTTAGGCGATGCCATCGGTTACGGCCTCAACAGCATCCTCGCCGCTTTCGGTAATGAAGAATCGAAGCGCGCCATTGCCATCAACGAGCGAGAGCAGCGCATTAAAAATGAAATTCATCTGAAGATCGACAGTCCTGCACAGGTGCATGTGCAGGGGATGAGCGCAGGCAGCGGCACAGACATCGACGTCGACGCCGGCCCAACCATGGGAGCCCTGTGATGAGCTGGAAAGACGGATTCACCGCCAGGGGCAGCTTCAAGGGCGCTGAATTTTACGTGCGCGAAAGCGAGCTGGAGGTAGGGCGCCGCGTTCAGGTGCACGAGTATCCAGAACGCGATACGCCCTACGCCGAGGACCTTGGGCGCAAGGCGCGCAAGCTGCAGTTCGAGGCCTATTGCATCGGGCCGGATTACCACATCGCCCGCGATGCGCTCATCGTCAAGGCGGAGGAGCCCGGCAGCGGTTCGCTGCGCCATCCCTACCACGGCACGCTCACGGTCACCATCACCAGCTTCCGGGTGCGCGAGAGCACGCGAAACGGCGGCTATGCGGCGATCACCATCCAGTGCGTGGAGGCTGGCGAGCAGGCCTTCCCGGCGGTCACCACCGCCACCCAGCGGGCGGTCAAGCAGGCCGCCGAGCAGAGCATCGCCGACAGCATCAACGTCTTCGCCAATACGTTCGCCATCACCGACATCGCCGGCGCGGTCGATTCCTTCCTGGAGGAGGTAGACGCGGTATTCGCCGCCGTGGCGAACGTGACCGGCTCGGTGAGCGGCCCGCTGGCCGATCTCATCCGCGCGCCGGCGGAGCTGGGCAGCGCTATCGCCGGGGCGGTGACCGACATAAGCGCCATCGCCACCGAGCCGCAGCGGGCCATCCAGATCTACAGCACGCTGTTCGATGCCGGCGCAGACCCTATTGTCAACGCGGCCACACCGCGGGCCAGGCAGGCGGCACGCAACTCACAGGCGTTGACCGAGCTGGTGCGCACGGTGGCGGTTGCCTCCGCCTGCAGCAGCGCCGCCGAGTTGGAGTTGTCTCCGGCCAGGCAGGGCGAGACGCCGATCACCCGCAACCAGGTCTACGCCCTGCGCAGCGACCTGCTCGGTGCGCTCGATGCGCGGCAAAGCGTGACATACGTGGTCAGCGGTCAGCCGATCGACGACACCCTCTTTTCCTCCCTTGCCGACCTGCGCAAGGCGCTGGCGGTGGATCTCTCCACCCGTGGCAGCCGTCTGCCCGCCCTTATCCAGTACACGCCGGAGGCCACGCTTCCGGCGCTGGTGATCGCGCACCGGCTCTATGGCGACGCCACTCGCGAGGCGGAGCTGGTGAACCTCAACAACATCAGCCATCCCGGTTTTGTGGCTGGCGGGCAAGCGCTGGAGGCCCTGAGTGAGTGACGCGGTTACCCTGCTGATCAACGGCACCGCGTTCGGCGGCTGGACCAGTGTGCGCATCACCCGCAGCATCAAGCAGATTTGCGACACCTTCAGCCTCACCCTCAGCGAGCGCTGGAGCGGTGCCGTCGGCAGTGATACGCCGCCGCAGATCAGCGCGGGCGATCCCTGTCAGGTGTATTGCGGTGATGAGTTGGTCATCACCGGCTACGTGGACGACACCCTGCCCAGCTACGACGCGCAGCAGCACGTCATCAGCGTGCAGGGGCGCAGCAAGCCGGCCGACCTGGTGGACTGCGGCCACGCAGGCAAGCAGTGGACGCAGCCGCGCACGCTGCTGCAGCTGGCCCGTGAGCTGGCTTGGGATTTCGGCATCACCGTGCGCGCCGATACCGATGTCGGCGCCGCGTTCCAGCGCCCGGCCATCGCCGCCGGGCAAACCCGTTTCGAGTTTCTCGAGAAACTCGCCCGCCAGCGCGGCGTGCGCCTCATCAGCGACAGTGACGGCACGCTGGTGATCGCCCGCACCGGCACCGTCGTGGTGCCGGATGCGCTGGAGCTGGGCAAAAACATCCGCAGCTCCTCGGGCCGCTTCTCGGTGCGCGACCGCTTCGGCGAAATCGTGGTGGTGGGGCAAACCGCCGGCACCGACACCTGGAACGGCACCGCCGCCGCCAGCATCCGCGGCAGCGCGACCGATACCGATGTACGCCGCGCCCGCCGTCACGTACTGGTGGCAGAGAACGCCGCCGACGCCGCCGCCTGCCGCAAACGCGCCGAGTGGCAACGCAACACCAACTACGGCAATGGCGAGGCGCTCACCTACACCGTCAGCGGTTGGCGGCACAGCAGCGGGTTGTGGCTGCCGAACACCCGCGTATCGGTGACCGACAAGTGGATGCGGCTCGACAACCGCGAGCTGCTCATCCCGGCGGTGCAATACATCCTCGACAAAGAGGGCCGACGCACCGAGCTGCAGCTGATGCCGCACGAGGCGTTCGACCTGGTCGCGCTGCCGGAAAAGCAGGCGGTGCAGGCATGGAACTGATGATGCGCGCCATCGAAAAGAGCCTGCAGCCGCTGGCGCGCCGCCTGCGCACCATGGCCACCCGTGGCGTGGTCAAGCTGGTGTCGCCCTCCACCCTGCTGCAGGAGCTGCAGGTGGCGGCGCTGGGCGAGGAGCTGCTCGGCAACATCGAGCACTGGGAGCCCTACGGCTTCACCAGCAACCCGCACCCCGGCGCCGAGGCGCTGCTGCTCTCCCTGGGAGCCGATCGCGATCACACCGTGGCGGTCAACGTTGCCGACCGGCGCTTTCGCCTCAAAGGCCTGCAGAGCGGCGAGGTGGCGCTGTTCACCGACGAGGGCGACGTCATCCACTTCAAGCGCGGCAATGAGCTGCTCATCGATACCATGGGCACACTGGTGGCCAACGCCGGCACCAGCGCAACGGTGACCGCGCCAACGGTGACCGTAAACGGCAACACCACCATCAACGGCACCCTTACCGTGAGCGGCGCCGTGGTCTCGCAAACCTCCATTGCCGACCCGACCGGAACCATGCAGGGCATGCGGGTTATATATAACGGTCACACGCATCCGGGTGACTCTGGCGGTACGACCGGGCAACCCAGTTCAAGCATGTAATGGACATCAAAATTGTTACCACACAAAGCGGCTTCGACATCGCGCTTGATGGCCCGGAACTGACAGTCGATAACGGCCTGCGCACGGCTGTCATCATCAGCCTGTTTACCGATCGTCGTGCTGCCGATGATGATGTCATCCCGGATGGCAGCAACGACCGTCGCGGCTGGTGGGCCAACCCGTTGCTCGGTTCGCGATTGTGGCTGCTCTCTCGCGAGAAGCAGACAGACGAGGTGCTGCAGCGGGCGCGGGGATATGTCGATGAGGCACTGCGCTGGCTTATCGATGACGGCATCGCGTCGCGCATCGAAACAAGCGCGCAGTGGAGCCGGCAGCACGATGGCGTGCTCCTGATTGCTGTCGTCATCTATGGCGAGCATGGCCAATACTCTGAAACGTTCAACTACAGCTTCGGGAGCGCTTAGCAGATGCCCTTTAATCGTCCGTCGCTTCCAACCTTAATCGAGCGCAACCTCTCCAGCATCGAGTCCAGGCTGCCGGGCAGCGATCCGCGCCTGCGGTTCTCGCTGCTCAACGTCATTGCCAGCATGCATGCCGGGGCAGTGCACAGCCTCTACGGAAACCTTAGCTGGAACAGCCGAGAGATGATTCCGGTAACGGCGAGCGATGTCGCCCCGTGGTCGACGGTGTGGGGGATACAGCGCCTCCCGGCACAGGTTGCCATAGGCACGATCGAATTCACCGGCGTCGACGCCTCTATCATCCCCGCCGGCACACTGGTGCAGCGCAGTGACGGGGTGGAGTTCGCCACCGACGCCGAGGTGGTGATCGCCGGCGGCACAGCCTCTGCGGCCGTCACGGCCGTGTTGGCCGGGGATGACGGCAACACCCAGCCAGGCAGTACACTGACCCTCGTATCGCCCGTTACGGGAGTCAACAGCAATGCCACGGTCGATGCCTCAGGAATCACGGGCGGTGCCGACGTAGAGACCGACAGCGATCTCCTGGAGCGGCTGCTGGCTCGCGTTCAGACACCGCCGCACGGCGGCACAGCCGGCGACTATGTGAATTGGGCACTGGAAGTTCCAGGCGTCACGCGGGCCTGGGCCTACCCACTGGAAAACGGTGACGGCACCGTCGTTGTCCGCTTCATGATGGACGATGCCTATTCCGATGGCATCCCGCTGGCCGGCGATGTAGCCACGGTGCAGGCGTACCTGGATGCGCAGGCGCCGGCGTTGGCCGCCGTTACCGTCGCCGCACCGACCCCCGTGCCGTTGGACATGACCATCGCCATCAATCCGAACAACACCACCGTGCAGCAAGCGGTGCAAGAAGAACTCGCGGATCTCTTCCTCCGCACCACCTCACCGGGTGGCACGGTGCTGTACTCACGTCTCAACGAGGCGGTCTCCATTGCGCAGGGCGAGATCGACCACAGCATCCTCTCGCCGACCGATGATGTGACGCACACCTATGACCAGATCGCCACTCTCGGCACCATCACCTGGCAGACACTATGACGCGCCCGGTTGATGACTATCAGACGCTTCTGCGCCAGCTTCTCCCGCCAGGGAGATTGTGGGATTCGCTCTGCCAGCCGGGAACGCTGTTTAACCAGCTGCTACTCGCCCTGGCGGATGAGCTGGCGGTGGCCGATGGCAGGGCACAGACCCTGCTAGATGAGATCAACCCGCTCACCGCCTCGGAGATGCTGCCGGAGTGGGAGACGTTCACCGGCCTCCCAGAGTGCAGCATTGCGGAGCAGACCGACACGCAGCGCCGCAGTGCCATCCACGCAAAACTCAATCTGATTGGCGATAACCGGCTGGACTACTTCATCGATGTAGCCGCCTCGCTCGGTTACACCATAACCATCGACCAGCTCACCGCCTACGCCTACCGCATCAACGCGGGCAGCACAACAGTCGTTGAGTCGACCTGCATCGACCCATGTACTAATCCGCTCCGTGTGTGGGGCAATGAGCAGCTTGAATGCGCCATGAAAAACATCAACCCGGCGCACCTTAATCAAACCATCGCATACGGAGTCTAGTCATGCAGCGTGTAGATACTCCCTCGGCAATTTCATCACTGCCAGCTCAAGAACCTGCCGGGACGCCAGGCTACTTCACCAAAGGCGACCCGGCGCAAAGCGTCCCAGCAACCGTGCCGGGGCAGGACTGGTTTAACGCCGTGCAAGAAGAGCTAATGGCCGTCATCGAGGAGCCAGGGATCACGCCAGATAAGGCGACCACCAACCAGGTACTGACCGCGCTGCAGATGCTGGGGTTGAGGGCGGCAACCGAATCAAACATCGGTGTTGCGAAGATCGCCACTCAGGCGCTGGTCGATGCGGGACTGGATGATACAACTATCGTCACGCCGAAAAAACTTGAGGCTGCCATCGCTGCACTAATCAACAGCGCGCCAGGTGCACTCGACACCCTGAACGAACTGGCTGCCGCGCTGGGCGACGATCCGAACTTTGCCACGACGGTGACCAATGCGCTGGCCAGCAAGCAGTCGCTCGACGCTACCCTGACAGCCCTTGCGGGAGTGGTGACCGCCGCAAATAAACTCATCTACGCAACCGGCTCCGACACGTTTGCCACTACCGACTTTGTCGCCTTAGCGCGCTCTCTGCTTGCGGCTGCAACACCTGCAGCCGCTCAAGCGGTGTTAGAGGTTCCGTCGTTGGCCGACGCAAATGCTATAAAAATCCAACAATCAGGGGTTATCTCATTAAGTTCCGGGGCGTCTGTCGACTTTACAAGCATTCCCGCAACAGCAAAAAGCATAGTGGTAACACTCGCCGCAGTGTCGGTTAATGGTAACAGTATTCCGATAGCTCTAACGCTTGGAGGAGCCTCAGGATTCTTTTCAACCGGATATCTCTCCAGTGTTCGCGAAATAATTGACGGTTCGACGGAAGGCATCACCTCCTACATAAAATGCGTCACACAAGCCGACGGTCTCGCGACCATGGCGGTTAGCGGAACCATAACCATGACCCACGCCGGACAAAATAGGTGGGATATCACTGGGATATTAAGAGATGAGGCAAGAGAAAAGAGGTGGCTCGTACACACTAGATTGTCTAATCAAGCTGAACCAGTAACGCAAATACGATTTTCGGCACCGGGTGGGCAGTTCGACGGCGTCGGTCAAGCGCATATCAACTGGCAGATCTAACCAAAATGCGGGGTTGATATGAGAACAATAACCGGAACACTCAAACTACCCGCTGACGGATGAAACTATAACCAGGAGCTGCCGATAGTGAGCACTCTCGGGATATACAGGGCGGTGCTGCTGGTTGATGAGTCTACTTCGAGTTCAGGTAGACGGTGTGTGACCATCTCGCCTCTCAATGGGGAATCGACTGGATAGCTCGGGGTTTCGTCAAGACAAAGCCCGGTCGCCATATAGGCAAACGTGCCAGCGATACAGACGGCATGGAGCTTTGCGGTATCCCTATTCATTCCCCCATTGTATTGACTGTCGCAGTCGCCTGCCACCCCCAAGCGTTTATACTTAGACACATGTGTGGCGGAGTCAGATACCAGGTCGACGGAAAGGAGATTTCCGTCTACTTCCCTCAACCAGGCGCAGTCCTGCCGGTGCGTAATCATGACGGCAGCGCAGCGCTTGTCATCTGGGGTCGCAGGAAGGAGGAGGAGGGGCACCTACCGAAGACAGGCTGGGCCCGCCTGGACAGCATCAAGTCAGGGAAGTGGAATCAGTACCAGCCAAGGCCTGTGCTGATAGTGGTCGACGGGTTTATGGAGAAGGACATCAATGGGAAGTCGCATTGGTACATGGTTACGAAAGGCCAGTACATCCAAGGGCTACTAGCCAGGGAAGGGGAAGAGCGCCGCGTCTACGTTGTCACGATTCCGCCAGCCGAACCCTTGGATATGGCCGTCCACGACAGGTGGCCGCGCCTCGTCACGGCCTTATGA